CTGCTCCGACTGGGACTGCTGCACGAAGAATCATCTGGGCCAGCAACGCCCCCTGGACGCCCACGGGCTACGGCGAGCAAACCCAGCAAGTCACCCGGCGGCTCAAGAAAGCCGGCCACGAAGTAGCCATCGCCGCAAACTACGGGCTTGAGGGCTCCACGATGGAGTGGGAAGGCCTACCCGTTTACCCTCGCGGCCTGGACGTCTACTCCAACGACGTCATCCCCGCCTATGCGATGGACTTTGGTCGCCCGACCGGGCAGCAGGCCGTCGTGATTACCTTGTTTGACTGCTGGGTTTTCAAGGGGGCTGGCTGGGATCACATTGAGCGGGTCGCCTCTTGGGTGCCTATCGACCACTTTCCGGCGCCGGCTCCGGTCATTGAGTGGCTGGCACGCCCCAACGTGACGCCGATTGCGATGTCGCAGTTCGGGCTGGACGCGATTGAACGCCATGACATTGAGGCGCTCTACATCCCGCACGCCATCGACACGAACGTCTTCAAGCCGACGGACCTGATCCAAGGCAGTGACGGCCAGGTGCCCGCCCGTCAGTGGATGGGAATACCGGGCGACGATAAGTTCGTCATTGGCCTCGTGAGCGCAAATAAGGGATCGACCGACCGCAAGTCCTTCGCCGAGGCCTTCCTCGCCGCCGGCATGTTCATGCAGAAGCACACCGACGCCTGGCTCTACCTGCACACCGAGCCAAGCCCGGCCATGTCTGGCCTTGATCTGCGGGCGCTTCTGGCTGCGACTGGCGTGCCAATGGATCGGGTGGCCTTCGCTGATTCGTACTCCTATCGCATGGGGATTCCGAAGGAGGCCCTTGCCAGCATTTACACCGGCATGGACGTGCTGCTCCAGCCCAGCCGCGGAGAGGGCTTCGGCATTCCGGCCATTGAGGCTCAGGCCTGCGGCACCCCGGTCATCGTGTCCAACGCCACCGCGCAGCCCGAGCTTGTCGGCGACGGCTGGCTGTGCGACGTGCAGCCTGCCTGGGACGTCGCCCAAGGCTGCTGGTTCTTCACTCCGCTAGTGCCGTCCATCGTCGACAACCTAGAGGCGGCCTACGCGCGAGGCCGGGGCCGTTCCCAGCAGGCCATTGACTTCGCCGCCAACTATGACGCCGACGTCGTGTTTGACAAATACTGGCGGTCGGCGCTTGACATCCTCCTGGCGCCATGAAGGTCGCTTGGGTCACGCACCACATTCCCCGGGTTGAGGAAAGGCACGAGGCGCTGCTGCCCGGTAAGTATGCGGGTGGCGCGGAGCGGAATACCGATTACATGGTCACCGCGGCACCGGCCGGCGTCGAGGTCACCTACATCGAACCGGAAGCCGCTGAGAGCGCCGCAGACGCATCCTGGGATCGGGTGGTAGTCGGAGGCACCGACAAACTGTCTGAAGCCTCTATGAATTTCCTAGCGGCTCTCAGGCCCATTGTCTGGGTGCAGCACGCCCAGCACCGCACCCCGGCCAAGGCCGACCTATTCCGGCAGGCGTCGCGGTTTCTGACGATGAGCCGGGCGCACATGGGCTGGGAAGCCGAATGGACCGGCCACGCCGACGCCTACATTCACTCCCCCGTACCGCCGGACTGCGTCGCCCCCGCCGACAAAGAGCCCTTCGCTTTATTCGCGGGCAGGAAGCACCCAGCCAAAGGGAAACTCAACGCCCGCATTTGGGCGCAGCGCCAGGGCGTCAAGCTCGTCGAGCTGGAAAACGCCCCGCACGAGGTCGTGCTCGAGCACATGGCCCGCGCCAAATACTTCGTCCACCTCCCCAAGGAGCGGGACGCCTGCCCCCTCGTCGTCATCGAGGCCACCCTCGCTGGCTGCGAAATCGTCACCAACTCCCTCGTCGGGCGACTAGAGCCCGGCGACCCTGCGGCAGTCCTCGCCCAGCAACCCGAACGGTTCTGGCGAATTGTGGAGGAAACAGCATGAAGATCGTTGTCACCGGCTCCGCTGGCACCCTAGGCGCTCCCCTCGTCGCCGAGCTGCGGGAACGCGGCCACGACGTCTGGGGCATTGAACTCCAGCACACCGGCCAGCCGCAGACCATCCGCGCCGACATCGCCGACTACCGGCAGCTGCGCTCCGCCTTCGACAAGGTCGGCGACTTCGACCTCGTCTACCACCTGGCCGCCGAGTTCGGCAGAATCAACGGCGAGGAGCACTACGAGCAGGTGTGGCGCACCAACGCCATCGGCACCCGCAACGTGCTTGAGCTTCAGCGTGAGCGCGGCTTCCGCCACGTCTTCGCCTCCTCCTCCGAGGTTTATGGCGAGGCTGACGCAGAAGCGATTGACGAGCGTTACCTGCTCGACAACCCGCAGCCTCGGTTGACGAATGACTACGCCATCAGCAAGCGCGTGAACGAGGAGCAGATCCGCAACTTCGCGGACCGCTACGGCAACAAGACCATGACGCTGCGGTTCTTCAACGCTTACGGCCCTGGCGAGCGGTATCACGACTACCGCTCAGTGGTGTGCCTCTTCGCCTACCGGCTGCTGACGGGTAAGCCGATCACGGTGTACGAAAACTATCACCGGGTCTTCATGTACCAGGGCGACTTTATCGTGACGCTCGCCAACGCGGCCGCGAGCTTCGCCCCAGGCGAAACTGTCAACGTCGGCGGCGACGAATACGTCAGCGTCGAAGACATGGCCAACATGCTGCTCGATGTCACCGGCGCCCACCCGTCCCTCGTCAACCGGCTCCCGCTGGACAAGCACAACGTCACCAGCAAGAAGCCTGACATCTCCAAGGCCAAGGCACTGCTGCACCACAACCCGCGCACAAGGCTCGCTCAGGGACTCCCCCTGACCGTCGACTGGATGCGGAAGCATTACGAAATCGGAGGCTGACCGTGGCGATTAGCAACGGCTACGCAACCCTGGCGCAGATCAAGTCTGCGCTGCGCATCGCCTCCGGCGACGCCACCGACGACGCCCTCCTCGAGATGGCCGTTGAGTCCGCCTCGCGCCTCATTGACGCCTACTGCGGCAGGAACTTCATCAACGCCGGCACCGTCACCCGCTACTACAACACAGAGAACCCCTACGTCGTGCAGATTGACGACGCCCGCTCCATCGCCCAGGTCGAAACGTCCACGGGCCTCGATGGCGTGTACGACACGACCTGGACGATCGGCACCGCGGGCGGGCAGGGCGACGCCCAGCCTGAGCCCATCAACGACTACCTCGGCGGCATCGTCTGGCCCTACACCCGTATTCGTGCCATCGGCGACTACACGTTCCCCACGGGGCCGGAGAATTCGATCAAGGTGCGGGCTGTCTTCGGATGGCCCAACATCCCGGTCACGGTGACGCAGGCCACCATCCTCCAGTCATCGAGGATCTTCACCCGCCTCCAGTCGCCGCTCGGTGTGGCCGGCTTCGGCGACATGGGCATTATGCGCGTCAGCCGCGGCCTCGACCCCGACGTCGTGCAGCTCGTCGAGGGCTACCGCAAAGTCAACGGTGTCGCGTGACCGCCCTCACCAACCTCCGATCCGGCCTCGCCACGAGGCTCGCCACCATCAGCGGCCTGCGGTCCTTCGCGTACATCCCCGACAACCCGCACCCACCCGTAGCCGTCGTCATGCCGGGCCGCATCAGCTACGACACCGCCTTCGGGCGCGGGTCGGACGAATACCAGTTCACGATCATGCTCATTGTCGGCCGGGTAGCCGACCGGGCATCACAAACCAACCTCGACGCCTACTGCGCCTCTAGCGGTAGCACGTCGGTGAAGGCGGCCATTGAAGGCGACCGCACCCTGGGGGGGCACGCCTTGGATTGCCGAGTCACAGAAATGACGAACCAAGGCTCTCTTGCCATTGGGGATGTCACCTACCACACGGCCGAGTTCAGCGTGACCGTGATTGCCGCCGGCTAACTAGGAGAAGAAAGAATGGCAAAGTTCATCGGCAAGAATCTTCGGGTGAAGGTCGGCAGCACCGAGCTCACCACGAACATCGCAAGCGTCGAGGTGACCGAGACCGTCGACGAAATTGAGGTAACAGGTTTCGGGCAGGCAGCTCGCAGCCGCATCGCCGGGCTCAAGGACGCCTCGGTCACTATCAGCCTGCACCAGGACTACGACGCCTCCAGCGTTAGCGCCACCCTCGCGGGAGTCTTTGGTGGCACGGCCAATGTGGTCATCCTCGCGGGCACCAGCACCACGCAGGGCACGGCGACGTCCACCGCGCCGCTCTACACAATCCCGGTGCTGTGCTCACAGCAGACCCCGGTCAACGGACAGGTCGGCGACCTCACCACTTTCGACGTCACCTGGCCCGCGGTCGGCGAGATCACCAAGAGCACCAGCGGCACCTTCTAGGTCAGGAGACCACCTTGCGCATCCAGTTCACGATCACCTACGCCGACGGCACGGCGGCCGAGGCTACGGCCTCGGTCGCCGACCAGGTGGCCTTCGAGCAGGCACACGACCGCTCCATCGCCCGCCTCGCCGACGACTTCCGCCTCACCGACGCCTGCTGGCTCGCTTGGCACTCACTCCACCGCACCAACAAGACGCCCGAGGACTTCGACACCTGGCTAGACAAGGTAGAGAACGTTGAGTTCGGTCAGGGGAAGATCGTCCCTTTGGAGGCGACGACAACGCCCACTGGCTCGTAGTTCATCTCGCTTACGAGTACGGCATCACGCCGTCACAAGTGCTGGCCGAGTCTGACCGCATGATCTTCACCATGTCGAAATACCTCACATGGCGAGCGCAGGAGTCAACGAAACGAGGCTAGATGGATCTCAACGTTCGACTCACGGGTGCTGACGCAACCTTGAAGGCTTTGTCCATCCTCGAGCCCAGCGTCGCTAGGCGAGTCAAGCGCGAGATCAGCGACATAGGCTCCGGCCTAGCTGCCTACATCAGTTCCCTGGCACAGTCCGAGCCGCCGGTATCAAGTTGGGTCGGGACGCCAGGGTGGCCGGCGTGGGAAGCCGTCACGGGCTCATCGAGCCGCCGCGGTGCCGGCGTTGTAGTCACCCCTAGATCTGGCGATGCCCGTGTCGCTGGCATGTACGAATACATCGGCAACGCGACAAAGATCCGCACCCCGCAGGGCGCCGTGCTGTCGCGCATGATGAATGAGCGTTTAGGCGTCCCCGTGTCAAACAGCAGACGCAAGCGGCCGGGCCGCCTGGTGCGCAAGACACTGAACGACAAATATGCCGAGGCTCGCCAGAAGATTGAGCAGGCTTGCGATTCGGCCGTTGATGAAGTGAACAGGAGGATGCCCTGATGGCTGCTGGTAAGGGTATCCAGATCGTTGTCGGCACCGACTACAACGACCGCGACCTCAAGCGCGCGCAGGCTGACCTCAATCGCCTCAAGATGCAGGCGGCCAAGACCCAGGGTCCGATGAAGCAGCTCGGCGGCACTCTCCGTGGCTTCCTCGGCCCAGCCTTCGCCCTCGCTGGAGCAGCCGCCGCAGGCTTCGCCATAAAGCTCGGCGTTGAGGCAGTGCAGGCCGCCATCGAGGAAGAGAAGTCCGTTGCCCGCCTCAAGATGGCGCTGGACAATCTCGCCCTCGGTTTCGCCATGCCCGTCGTTGACGACTTCATTGACAAGACGCAGCGCGCTTCGGGCGTCGCTGACGACCAACTCCGACCCGCGCTAGGTTCCTTGGCCCAGGCCACAGGCAACTTGTACGACGCCCAGAACCTCCTGAACCTGGCCCTTGACGTGTCGGCCGGTACGGGCCGCGACCTGACCAGCGTCACCACGGCACTTGCCAAGGCGGCTAACGGGCAGACCACTTCGCTGCGACGTCTGGCCCCCAGCATTGACGGGGCGGTCCTCAAGACTGGCGACCTCACCGCAATTACTGGTGAGTTGACGCGCCTCTTCGGAGGCCAGGCCGAAGCCCGCGCCAACTCTTACGCGGGCACCATTGACCGGCTCCGCATCGCCGCGGACGAACTTATGGAAGCGTTTGGGAAAGGCTTCCTTGACGCTTTCCGAGAGGGCCTCGGTGGCAGCACCGAAGAGCTCATGGACACCTTGCAAGACCTTGAGCCGCAGATGGAGCAGATCGGCGGCACCATCGGCAAACTTGCCGGAACCATCGGCAAGATGTCGGGCGCCATTGACCTGTTCGGCAATCTCGTCAACATCGCCGTCGTCAACAACATTGGCCCCTGGCAGATGCTTGCCGACGCCATAGGCATGGGCGCTGACGAGTCAATGGCGCTGTCCGAAAAGGCCAAGCTGATGGCCGACGCTCTTTCCGGCACGGTGTCATCGGGTATCCAGCAGGCCACCGACGACATGGGCAAACTTGCCCGCGAGGCAGAAGAGACCGAGCAGTATTTCGAGGATCTCAACAACGAGTTGAAGATTTTCGGCGATCTCATGGGCCGCAACGACGCTGTGCGCGGCTACCAGGAAGCGTTGGACGAGCTGCGCAAGTCGGTCAAGGAGAACGGCAAGGCGTTCGGTGACGCCAACGACAAGGCTCGCGGCAACGCCGACGCCCTGGACGCCATCTTTGAGGCAGCAGTCAAGGTCGCAGAAGGTCAGCAGACAGCTGCGGAGAAGATCCGCACAATGGAGGACGCGTCCAGGGATGCGAACGAAGTGCTCCGCAAACTTGGCATCCCGCCCGAGGTGCGTGCCTCACTCCTAGCTCCCTTCGATGCTTTGATCGCCAAGTTCCGTGACAACAACACACTGGCAGCCAATCTCAAGCAGCGCCTTGAGGAGTTGCCGACGGGCACTAAGACCTTCACCTACAAGGTCACTTATGAGACCTACGGCAATAAGCCAGTGCCGACTGGAGCCACCGGCGGTCTCGTGACTGGACCTGGCACGGGAACCTCAGACTCCGTCGCGGCCGCCCTATCAAACGGCGAGTTCGTGATGCAGTCCTCCGTCGTCGATCGGTTTGGCGTCGGTTTCTTCGCCAAGCTGAACGCTGGCATCAACCCGCTTGCGGGCATGACACCCACGTTGGGTGGCGGCTCCAGTGGGCTGCAAATCGGCACCATCAACGTGAACGCGGCGCCTGGAGAGGCCGCAGCCGTGTCCCTCCCCCGCGCGCTGAGGCGTGCGGCTTTCCTGGCAGGCGTGAATGGCTGAGACGTACAAGATTGGCGCCACCGACGTCACCACCTACCTGACCCACCTCCAGGTCATTGACGGCAACATTGGCGTCCCGCCGTTGCGCCAGGACGACTACTCGGTGCCGGGCCGCACCGGCGCCATCGCGGCTACCCCGTGGTGGGGTCCGCGGGTCGTGACCTTCGGCGGGATCGTGGCCGGCTCGACTAGGGCTGCCATGCAGACGAACCTAAAGTCTCTAGGGTCGCTGGTGCTCAACGGTGGGGCCACGTTCACGTTGTCGCGGACGCTGGACACTGCCGGGACGCCGACGCAGACGGCCACGGCCCGCTACTTGGGCGGCCTGGAGTCAGCCGACGCCCTGTCAAACAAGGTGGCTCGGGTCGCGTTCGACGTGCAGCTCATGGATGGGTTCTTCTACGATTCGGCGTACACGAGCCTCGGTACCGTGTCTGGCACCGCCGTCGTGAACGTGGACGGGGAAGCCCCCACGCAGGACATTACGGTCACCTACTCGATTGGTGCTGGGTCGCAACGGGTCAGTAATTCCGCATACCCGGGTCTGGCTCGGCTCACGTTGAAGCCTGGCAACAACACGCTCGTCGTTACTGGCGGCGGTAATGTGGTGCTGTCGTATCGGGCGGCCTGGCTGTGACCCATCTGCGCCTCGACGTGTACGACGCCCTCAACCAGACCTACCAGGGCACGATCTCTCAGTCACTAACCAGCGAGTTTGTGGATGAGTTCAACCAGCCGGGCTACGGCACCGTCACGGTTCCCCTGTTCTCGGCTGACGCTGCGCTGCTGGTGAAGGACGCTGTGGTGCGGGTCATTTATCAGGACTCGGTCAGGTTTGCCTGGTTCGTGGAGACCCGCGAGAGGAACTTGGCGGACGCCAGCGGCCAGATGACGTTGACGGCATCGGGTCGCGGACTGCTCGCCTGGCTCGAAGACGCCATCGTTTTCCCTCAAGGTGGGCTTGCGGACTTCCTCGCCCCCGACCGGCCCTTCAACTGGGCAGCTGGCCCCGGCACCTGGCGCACCTCCGGCAACTACCAGGCCGCCCTCGGGGTCGTGTGGAAGAACGACACCACCGGGCGGGCTGGCCTGCCCGTGCGGTGGAAGGACCCCACCGCCCAGTGGATCTGGCGCACTGACCCCGAAACCGTCGTGCAGCGCGGCACCGTGAACTGGTTCTACCGGGACTTCACCCTCACCGACTCCAAGCGCATCAAGTTCTACGCCTCCTGCGACAACTACATGGACGTGTTCCTCGACGGCCAGCAGATCATGTCCTCAAGCGACTTCGACAAGGAAGCCGCCTCATTCACCCAAATGGCACGCTTCACGGTGCGCCTAGGCATCGGCACCCACACCCTCGCGGCCAGGGTCCGTAACGACCGGCCCTGGACCCGGTATGACGCTGAGGTCAGCGCCTCCACCGACAAGGTCACCATCGCCGGCCACGGCCTAGCCAACGGCACCCGAGTCATCGTCGCCGAGAAAGACGGTGCCACGGGCCTGACAAAGGGGAACGACTACTACGTCCGGCAGAAGACCGACGACGACTTCAAGTTGTCAACGTCGAACAGTGACGCCAACATCGTGAACATCACGACGAATGGCCGCGTGGACCTTCGCCTCAAGGTGGACAACACCGCCGGATTCATCCTCACCGGCGTCGAGCTCGACGACGAGGGAAAAGAAAAGGACACCATCGTCGTCCGCACCAACACCGACTGGCAGGTGTCGTCCACTGAGCCGTACTGGCGCCCGGCCATGATCGTGAAGACCCTCGCCGACGAGGCCACTACCCGCGGCGTGTACCGGTTCAGCCGGCTCACCTACGGGTTCACGAACTCTGCGCCGACGTCCGGCTCGTGGACCACTGAAGCGGATTTGACGCTGAAGGTGGGCGCGGATCTGCTGACCGTGCTGGGCGACATGGTGGACTTGGGTCACGACTTCTGGCTCAACCCCACGACGCTGCGCCTGGACGCGTGGGAGTCCCGCGGAACTGACCGATCTGCCACGGTTCTACTAGACACCGGGCAGAACTTGTCCAGGTTTTCGACGACGGTGGAGCGCCCGTTGAAGACGGTGGCGCTGGTGCGCACGAAGTCTGGCTGGTTGCAGGCGGCCGATAGCACGCTGCGCACGGCTAATGGCTGGCGTGAGACTTTCCTAGAGTTCGGCAATACGGCGTCGGAGGATGCGGCTCGGCGTAATGCGCAGCGGGTGCTGCGTCGAACGGGCAAGACCCAGGTGATTACTTCGGGTGTTGAGGTGGTGGTCACTAATGGCGCCGTGCCTTACGTCAACTTTGATGTCGGGGATGTGGTGTCTGTTCCTGATCCTTCGGGTACGGGGTTGCCGAGCAAGGCGCGTGTGTTGTCGATTGGGTTGAAGGAGCAGGGCGGCGGCGTGTCGTTTCAGCCGGAGCTGGAGGTGATTACGAGTGCCTGATGGTGAGATGAGGCGTCCCCCGCAACTGTGGGAGCAGCGCCTAGCGCGTAAGACCGCCATTTTGGGTGCTGGTATTTCCTCGTCGGGTGACAACACGGCCATCGTCAATCCGACTCCGCCGCCTGGGACTGACTCGGGTGTGGAGCCGGCGCCGGTGCTGCCGCCGCCGGGAGCGTTCATCGCCCCCTCAACGCCGACCCTGATCAGTTCGGTGCAGGGCATCAACGTCGTCTGGAACGGGCTCAACTCCGCCGGCGACCTATGGCCCTCAGACACGTCCTACGTCGAAGTCCACATGTCCACGGCGGGTACCGGCTTCACACCGGACGCCACAACCCTCAAAGGCCGCCTCGCGCGCCCCGGTGGACTCGCAGTGACCGGGCTTGCTGCCGGCGGCACCTACCATTTTCGGCTGCGTGGAGCTGACCCGGCAGGCAACTACACCAGCGCCGGCGCAGCAGCAACGGGCAGCCCCGGTCTCATCACCGGCCCCGACATCGCCGCCAACGCCATCACAGCCAACAGCATCGTCGCCGGCACGATCACCGGCTGGTCAATCAACGCCGCATACCTCTCCGGGGGGACGATCTCAGGAGGCTATGTCACCGGCGGCACTATCAACGGCGCCGTCATCACCTCCACAACCGTCAACGGGTACGCCACCACAGCAGACATCGCAGGCTTCATCACCAGCAGTGATGTCAATTCCAATGTCACCAGCATCAGCGGCGGCGTCATCACCTCCGGCACCATCATCGGCCGTACCGTCATGTCCGCCAGTACGGGCAAGCGCATCGTTCTTGACGCAGGAAACAATGAAATCCAGTTCTACAACTCATCAGGGACCAAGACCTCAGACCTCAACCCAGCTACAATCCGAAGCGTCGACGGGCTCGCCGTCAACGGCGCTCTCGACGTCGGGGACCTCCTTGACGTAACCACAGACCTGTACGTCGGGGACGATGTGTTCATCACTGGCGACTTAGAAATTGACGGTGCGCTTACGGGCACATCAACATCAGTCCCCAACGTCCGAATCAACACAACCACCGGCGTCATCAAGGAAACGACGCACGCCAATTCATCACAGCGGTTCAAGCACGACATCATCGGCCTGGACGACACCGCCTTTGGTGGCGACATTGACGAGCAGCTGCTAGGTGATGGGGCAGGGCAGGTCGTTGACCCGCTAGACGTTCTGACGCTTACCCCTATTCAGTACCGCCGAAATGAGGCTCCCAACGTCGTCGTGACGGGCTTTCTCGCCGAAGACGTTGAGCAAAAGTTCCCCACGGCTGCCACCTACGACGACGCCGGACTGCTAGAAACCGTTGACGAGCGTGCCATCCTCGCGGCCTTGCTCGCGGTCGTGAAGCAGCAGGCCGCCACCATCACAGACTTGCGCGCCCGTATCGAAGCCCTGGAGGCCTAATGCCGCTCCCCGCCAACGTCACCACACTGGTCGTCCTCGGCACCTTCCTCACCCCCGAAGGCAACCCCTCGACGGGCACCATCACATTCACCCCGTCCCGGTGGCTCACCAACTCAGGCGCCAACGTCGCCCTCCCCAACTCCGGCATCACCAAGACCCTCGGCACCGCCGGCGACTTCCAGGTCACGCTGCCCAGCACCGACGACGCCGACCTTCAACCCGGCAACTGGTACTACACAGTCTCCGAGGTTGTTGACGGCGTTAGCCAGTCCTACACGCTCCTGCTGCCCGGGACGGCCGGGTCGGGTGGCACCGTCTACCTCGCCGACCTGGCCCCCGCCGGGGAGCTCGGGCCCGAGTACGCCAGCCTGCGCGGTCCCGCCGGTGAGGCCGCCACCCTCGCCATCGGCAGCACCAGCTCGGTGTCCAACGCTGGCACCGCCTCCGTCACCAACGTCGGCACCAACACCGCCGGCACCCTGAACTTCGTGCTCCGCGACGGCCCCACCGGCCCGCAAGGCATACAAGGCATCCAGGGCGTCCAGGGAAACACGGGCACCTTCGCCATCGGCACCACGACCAGCGTCGCCAACAGCGGCACCGCCTCGGTGACCAATGTGGGCTCCTCGACGGCCGGCACCTTCGACTTCGTGCTGCGGGACGGGCCGACAGGGCCGACCGGCCCACAGGGTCCGACAGCCACCCTCGCGGTCG